AATAGAAAAAGTAAAAATTTCAGAAATAAAAACAAATCCTTCTAATCCTCGTATTATAAAAGATCACAAGTTTAAAAAGTTAGTTAAAAGTATTCAGGACTTCCCAGAAATGTTAGAGATAAGACCAATTGTGGTTGATGAGAATATGATAGTTCTTGGTGGAAACATGAGATTAAAAGCATGTAAAGATGCTGGTTTATCTGAAGTTTATATTATCAGAACCACGCAACTAACTGATACACAAAAAAAAGACTTTATTTTGAAAGATAATAATTCATTTGGTGAATGGAATCTTGAAGAATTATCAAATTTTGATAAAGATATGTTGTTAGATGCAGGTTTTGAAGATTGGAATATTAACGCAATATTTGGTAATAATGAAATGGAAGATAAATTCAAAGGAAATATTGAAGGTAGTAATTTTAATCCAGAAGTTGTTAATGTAGATGATTATATAAAACAGAATATATTTTTCTTTAATGAATTAATGTTAGAATTTGAGGATGATTTTATAAAAGAAAAGATTAAGAATATTGAGAACAAAGAATTATTTTTAGAAGATATAAAAAAAGTAATATCACAGCATGGCAAAGATAGAATTTGATAAGTATTATACTTCACCAAAAACTGCGAAGTGGTGTATTGATAAGACTTTTGAGATTATAGGTAAAGAAAACATAACTGAAATTATAGAACCATCAGCAGGATCAGGTTCTTTCAGTCATCAATTAGATTGTAGAGCATTTGATTTATATCCACAACATGAGATTATTGAGAAAGCGGATTTTTTATCATTAGATTTAAATGGATATAGAAAAGGTAGATTATTTATAGGTAACCCACCATTTGGTGGTTCATCTGGTAAGTTAATACAACAGTTTTATAGAAAGTGTTGCATTGAAGGTGATTATATTGCTTTCATACTACCAGCATCATATTATAATTCATATCATAAATTAAATAAATTTGAAATTATATATTCCACAATCATTGAAGTTGAATATACAAATTTAAAATTAAAAAGTTCTTTTAATATTTACAAAAGAAATATAGATTGTGATAATTATAAACCTGAAAAGTTAGAATTAACAGATGTTATAATGAAAAGATATGGTAGAGACAATAAGAAAAAGCAATGTAAAAAAGTAGAACCTTATGATTATTGTGTAAAGATATTTGGTGATCCATTACTTTGTGAATCAGAACCTTATAAACATGCTGAAACTATAACATTCAGAATTCCAGATGATAATTTAAAAACAAAAGTAATAAGTTATATACAATATTTATATAATGAAAATATAAGATCAGGTTTATTAAGTAATAAATCTATATCACTTCAAAATATTTCAAAATCAGATTTAATAAAATTATTAAAGATTGGAATACCAGAATTAAAATAAAATATAAAATATGGCAAAAAGCACAAAAGCACAAACTGCTGAAAATAAAAGAAGATTATTAGAAGCATTGAGAAAAACAAATTATTGTATAGCACAATCAATAGAATCAATACCTATTGACCGCTCTACTTATCACGATTGGTATAACTTAGATTCAGACTTCCGTGAGAAATGTGATGAAATAAAAGAACGTAGAAAAGATATGTTTGAACAACAACTTATGAAATTAGGTTTGAAAGATGCATCAGAAAAAAGTATTCATTTCTTTCTAAAAACTCAAGCAGCAGATCGNGGATATGCTGACCAACAATCTATTACNAATAAAGCGGTAACTCAGATGTTTCTTCAGTTCATAAGTTATGTATTACAGAAAGATNTNCANTTAGGTCAGGCGCTCGCACAAATGCAAATTGAGTTTATAGACACATTAGAACAAAAGCAAATTAAAAAAATAGGAACAAGAAAAAATAATGAAATATAATATNTTAAGAGATTATTATAATTCTATTAGAACGAAAGATATGAAATCTTTTGATGAATTAACAATAAAAGCAAAGCAAAGTTTATTAGAATCTGTAGATTATACTGATTATAAATTTANTTCAGAATATGATGACATTAACAAATTATTAATCAAATCGTTAATAAATTATAAAAATAATTTAAAATAATGACATTAAATTCTTCAGATTTCAAAAAATCAGTTAATAAACTTTTACAATCTAATGATATAATTCAGGAATATAAGAGGGGTAAGGTTGATCCTGAATTATTAGAATCATGGAAAAACAAAGTAACTTATTTAAAAAGTTTTTATGATACATCTGAAAAAGGTAAATCATTTCCAACATTAGATGATTTTAATTTATTTGTTAATACTTATTTTTCTCAATATACGAGAGATAGATATAATCAGAATATACCATTACCAAAATTTCATTTAGATGCTATTGATCATGTAGTTAATAATAAAAAATGTTTCTGTTGTTTTGAATTTGCCAGGGGTCACGCCAAATCAACAGTTATGGGATTATTCTTACCAATTTATTTAAGTTTGAAGGGTGAAGTTAAGAATATAGTTTATGTTTCAAAATCATCTAATGATGCTATTGCACATTTACAACAAATTCAAGTAGAATTTCAATATAATAAATTATTAATTCGTGACTTCGGTGATTTCAAAACATCAGGAGATTGGTCAAAATCTAAATTCATAACCAATAATGGTGTATGTTTTAATGCTTTAGGTAGAGGACAATCACCAAGGGGATTAATACATAAAAACTTTAGACCAGATTTAATTATAGTAGATGATATAGATGATGATGTATTAAGTAGAAATAAAGATAGGGTAGAAGAAACATATGAATGGATGATACAAGCGTTATTACCAACTTTAGATCCAAACTACGCTAGATTTATAATGATAGGTAATAGGTTCGCAACAAATATGGTGTTAACCAAATTTATTGAAATACCAACTATACATCATGTCAAAATAAACGCTTTTGATGAAAATGGAGAGCCTTCTTGGAAAGAATTATGGAGTAAAGAAAGTTTAGAAGAGAGAAAAACTATAATGGGTACAATACGATTCACTAGAGAATATATGAATACACCAATAGATGTTGGTTCTATATTCAAATCTGAGTGGATTAAATATACAAAAATTAAAAAATTATCAGAATATAAGTATATTGTTAGTTATTTTGATCCATCTTTCAGTAATACAGGAGATTATAAAGCAGTTGCGACTTTAGGATTTATTGATAATGAGTTTCATATAATAGATATTTATTGTAGAAAAGGCACAATAAAATCTGTTTTATATTATTTATTTGAATTATATAATAAATTAGAAACAGATAAAGCAAGATATTCACTTTTTTTTGAAGGTTTATTCGCACAAGAAATACTTTATATTGAGGAAATTAGAAAATTAGAAATTGAATTAGGATATAAAATACCAATTATTTCTGATAAAGATAATAAGAGTGATAAGATTAGTAGAATAGAGAGTATAACACCTTGGTTTGAAAGAGGTGAGGTTTATTGGAATGTAGAAAAAGAAATAGAACCAGATTTTAAGAAAGCATTAGAGCAATTATTGGGTTTTGGTTATAAGAGTAGAATAAATGATGATTACCCAGATTCATTAGCGTCAGCATTCTCCAAATTAAATAAAATGATTAGAAATATGAATGATAATATAAGAATAGGTAAACATATTAATCATCATTCATTTTAGAAATATATATATTATAATTTTTAATATATAAAAATAAATAAATATTCAACATGATTTACATTACATCGGAAGATTTGAAAACTAAAATAAAAGATAATGTGATTAATGATACAACTGAGAATGATAATACGTTAATAGATTCAATAGAATTATGTGCGTTATCAGAGGTAAAGGCGTATATAACACACTATTATGATTTAGATTTAGAGTTTACATTAACAGGAACGCAAAGAAATTATTTCTTAGTTAAAATTATAGTTGATATAATGTTATATGAAATAAGTAGTAGATTAACACCTAATAATATACCTCAGATTAGAAAAGATCGTTATGATGCTGCTGTTGTATGGTTGACACAAGTAAGCCAAGGTAAATTAACACCAAATGTTCCACAGAGAGATCCAGCAGTTGAACTTTCTTCTGAAAAAGGAGGATTAAAAGGTGGATCATACACAAAAATAAATAGTCAATTTTAATGGAAAATAGAAATTTATTCACAAGATTAAAAGATGCGGTAAATAATAAATTTTATTATGAACCAACAAAAGATTTACCAAAAACAAAATCGAGTATCAAGACTGAAATTATTGAAAAAAATGATTACAGAATTCGTCAAACGATAAATTCATGGAGAACAAATTTATTAAGAGCGGAACAAGTTGAGAATCCAGATCGTTTTTATTTATATAAAACATATCAAGATGTTTTAATTGATAATCATTTATCAGGTATAATTGAGTTGAAGAAAGATAGAGTTAAAAGCACACCATTCACAATTTATGATAATACTGAAACTCAAAATATTGAGGCTTATAATTTTTTTAATAGTCAGTGGTTTTATCAAGTTGTTGATATCGCAATCGAATCTATAATGTGGGGTCATAGTCTTATACAATTTTCAGTTGAGAATAAAAAGATAAAAATAGAAACAATTCCAAGGCGTTTTGTAATTCCAGAATTTCATAGTTTTGTGAAAGATGTGAATGATAGATTAAATTCAAAAAATTATATAGATTATTATCAACCAAAATATTTACCTTATTTATTTGAAATAGTAGTTAATGATAATCGAAATTTAGGATTACTTTCTAAATTAACACCATATTGTTTATGGAAAAAAATGGCATTGACTGGATGGGCTGAATATTCAGAAATATTTGGAGTTCCATTAAGAGTTGCCAAAACTACTTCAAATCGTCCAGAAGATAGAGATAAACTTTTAGATTGGTTAAAAGATTTAGGTAATGCTGGATATGCTGTTTTTGATACAGATCAAACAATCGAAGTTATAGAAAATACAAAATCTGACGCTTTTAATGTATATAAAGAACTTATAACTATGTGTAATTCAGAAATGAGTAAACTTATTTTAGGATCGACAATGACAACTGATGATGGTAGTTCATATTCACAGAGTAATATTCACAATTTACAAACAGATATGAAAACTGCTGCAGATTTAAGATTTATCGAATGGGTTATTAATGATGAGGTTATACCTAAACTTGAAAAATTAGAATTAATACCAACAGGCTTAAGATTTTGTTTTGATAGTTCTGAGAGAATGAGTATAAATGATAAAATAAAGATTGATAGTATTTTAATTAATGGTGGATTCCAATTAACTCAAGAATATATTAAAGAAACATATAATGTAGAAATGGAAGATTTTATTAAAATGTCAAAAGGATCATATTTTATACCAGTAGATGAAATTGAAAAAACTCAGGAGATGGCGAAAAATGAAAAACCTAAAAATAATTTAGAATAATGATAAAATATAGAGTTAAATCTAATTTTTCTAAAGTTCTAAATAGATATAAGACATTAAATATACCAAAAATAATGGCTTTTGAATCTATTAAATTTAGTAAAGAAGCCTTTATTAAGGGTGGATTTACAGATAGAAGTTTTATTAGGTGGANAAATAATTTATATAATACGAAAACATTATTAGGTTCAGGTAATTTAATGAATAGTATAAAAATAATAAGTATCGGAAAAAGAACAGCAATTATTGGATCAACTTTAGATTATTCGAAGATTCATAATGATGGTGGAATAATAATTGTAACTGAAAAAATGAGAAAGTTTTTCTGGTCTAAATTTAAACAAACAAATCAAGATTTCTGGAAAAGATGCGCATTATCAGATCAAATAAATATTCCGAAAAGACAATTCATTGGACATTCTTATATGTTAGAACAAAAGATAAAAAGAATCATAGAAAGTAAATTAAAAAAAATAGATAAATAATGGCTTACGTATATAATTATGGAGTTTTAAATAAATATATCTATGGTGGTTTATTACCATACCAATATGATGCTTTTATTATAACAAGAAATATAGATAGAAAAATAACTGAAATAGATTTTTATCAAAATGGAAAAACAGGAAGAAAAGTAATGACTTTACATATTGAATATGACGCAAATGGAGATAAATTAAATATTTGGAGTGAAAACTTTTTAAACACAGATGAAATAATGTAATATGAATCACAAAAAAGAACATAGTAAACTAGAACATATTATAGAGGATAATAAATCAAATTTAATAATTTCAGATTTATTAGATATATTTAAAGAAGAACGTTCAGATCAAAATATAGATGGTGGTACAGCAAGTTCTGTATATTTACCGGTTCAAAAAATAGATGGTGGTAACGCATAATGGCAGACATAATACAAATAAGAGGTGATATTTCAACAAATTGGGATTCTGTTAATCCTATATTAGCACATCGAGAAATGGCTATTGAAACAGATACAACTAAGATGAAACTTGGTGATGGTGTAACAAGTTGGACTGGTTTATCTTATGTGGGTACTGGACCACAAGGACCGTCGGGAGCAACTGGTTATTTTGATGATTCAGATTTATCCGGTTATACTTTACTTTCAGATTACACAACTCATACAGGTAATACAACAATTCATTTTACATTAGATTCATTTCAAGATAATTTTTTAAGTGCTAACACAAGTTTCTATACCCAATCAGAATGTAATAATAATTTTCTAAGTGCTAACACCAATTTAGATTTTAGTTCTAATTTTTTAAGTGCTAACACAAGTTTCTATACCCAATCAGAATGTAATAATAATTTTCTAAGTGCTAATACAAGTTTCTATACCCAATCAGAATGTAATAATAATTTTCTAAGTGCTAATACTTTTATACCTTCAGATTTTTATTCTACTTCAGAATCAGATGCAAATTTTCTAAGCGCATCAACATTATATGTAAACACCAACTAATTTTGATATTCATACAGGTGATACAACAATTCATTTTACATTAGATTCATTTCAAGATAATTTTCTAAGTGCTAATACTAATTTAGATTTTA